GACTCGAAACCCGAATGTCATTAGGTTGCTCGATCAAGTTAAATACCTTGCCGGAACTGTTGGCGAAGATGGAAAAGTAGTTAATCAGTTAACTTTAAGAAACGCTGATTCGCTTAGGAAGTATTTAAGCAAAGACATTTTTCAAACAGAAGAAGGTCGTTTGCTTGCAGCGAATAAAGAGGTTTTGAATGTTCTTAAGGTCTTGAGAGGAGACCTTATAAAACAAACGCCAGAAGACTATAGGCAAGCGCTTGGAACGTTTCGTACGCTGTCTAGGCCATTAGACATCGTTGAACGTAATGGCGCTTTAGCTCGCGTGATTGATGTCGATCCTTTATCTACTGCTGAAAAGTTAACAGAAGCGCAAGTAACTGGAGAGATTGTTCGCAAAGCACAGCAAGGCAATCCTGTGTTTTCTCGATTGCTTGAAGTCTCGCCAAACCTTAAAGAATCAGGTCGTCTTTACTTTACGCAGAGTTTGTTTGGCAGAGAAGCAGTGCCAACAGAAGCGGCGCTTAGAACATGGCTTGTAGCAAATGAAAGGCCATTGCGTCAGCTTGGCTTGTACGATGAGTTTCGTAATATGAAGCTCGCCAAAGAAGCTGCTCAACGTGCAGTAAATGATGCAAAAGGTCAGGTTGAGTCTGCAAAAGCTGTGGCCTCAGAAGCTAAAGCGGCAAGAGAAGCGTCTGGCTCAATGTTTCAACGAGCGCAAACAAGACTGGCTGATGTACTTAAGACAGTTGAAAAACCTGGTGATCTTGCAAAACGTGTAAGTGCAGCGCCTGAAGCAGCATTTCAAAAGACATTAGGCGATCAGTTGAAGGCAGCAGAAAACCGTCGCGGCGTTATTGAATCACTTAGAGAAACTGAGTCAAACCTTTCAAGAGCAGCATCTCCTAAAGAAGTTGCTAATGAAGTAGAACGTTTGGCAACAAAACTTAAATCAAAAGGCCTTATCAATGAAGAAGGTCGAGACTTGTTGATGCGACAGGCTCAAGGTTTGAAGAAAGATATTGAAGCGCAAAGAAATGCTTTAAGAACAATCGGAAGGCTCACAACCTATGTTGTAGGAGCTGGCGGATTAGGTTATGTTGCTCAGCAGCAATTGCTAGGAGGTTCCAATGCCCCTTAAACGTGGTAGCAGTCAAAAGACAATCTCTACCAACATTGGTGAGATGGTGCGTGGTTACAAAGAAAGTGGCAAGATTGGCACCAGCCGTCCTGCTAGCAAACGTGCAGCAGTCAAACAAGCTGCGGCTATTGCCTATTCCAAGGCTCGCAAAACGAAGAGAGGTATGCGATGAACTACGATGTCATGATGAAAGCAGAAGGCAACAAAGAAATGAAGCGCCAGGAAGCACAGGCTGCTGAAGCAGGACGTAACGAAGTAGCAGGTTCGCTGGCAGCACAGCGAGCACTAGGACGTATGCCTGCAAAGATGCCTGACCGTCAACCAAAGCGCCGCATGACCCGATGAGGAAAAAGCAGGCAGGTATTAACCCTGCGCTCGAAGAAGCAATCAGCAAGTTGTTAGCAGAGGTCATGGCTGACACTACGGCTTCAATGGTTGATAAGACACGGGTTATTGACCGTGCTTTGAAACTAGAAGCCATACGCTTGAAAGCAGACGATGCAGCGTGGGGAAGTGGTTTTATGAATGATGACGAAGAAGATGCGAATTAAGGTAACATCCGTGAACCTTAAACTAACCCATGAGGCTGAGCATGGATTCAAATCTTCTGTTGAAAGTAGTACGTGTTTCTTTGAAATTGGTGGTGGCTAGGGTATTGACAATCTTGGCATTGTCGATGACTTTTGCGCTGGCTTGCTGGACAATGTGGGGGCCGACTTATGAACGACTCGCTGCGTTGTTGATCTTTGCCATCACGGTGTTTTTACCCTCCTTGATAAAGGAAACAAAGCATGATGACGACGATGAAAATAGTAAGCAAGCAAGTGATAGTTAAGCCTGTTGCTGCTACACCTAAGCAAGTCACCCCTAACTTCCAGCCCAAGTTCACCAATGGCGCTCCCTGCTATGGCACGATGACGGCTGCTGAGCAGTGGGGGACTAAACGTGGCAAGTAATATCGCCTTTCAAGCAACCGGCCCATCGGTTGTTTTATCGGCAGGCGCTTCAAGCAGTAACGTTGAAGTTACTGTCGATACACCTGCCCAACAATTTGCTATCACAAACACAGGTAGTGCGGCAGTTGCTATTGCATTTGGAAGAACTAATGCAGTGACGGCAGCATTCCCAACATCAGGTAATGCGCAGGATGTTCATGTAATACCTGGCTCTACAAGAGTAGTCATTACTGGTATTCAAGCCTCTACAAGCAATACCGTTTATGTTGCAGGCATTGCCGCGACAGGGACATGCGTGTGTTACATATGTCCAGGAGAGGGCTTGGCATAAATGGAAATCTCGATGTCAGTGGTTGTGCAAGCATTGATTGGTGCTGCCGCTGGAGCCTTTGGTGCTTATGTGGCGATCCGATCAGACCTAGCAGAACTTAAAGCAAAGGTTGAGCATCTCCATCTGACAGCAGATAAGGCTCATACCCGCATTGATCAGATTCTGAACAAGTAATGGATGATAAGGCTCACGAGTTAGCAGTCCTTAAAGCGCAAGCCAAGATCAGGCTTGAAGAGCTTAAAGCACAAGACTCGGCCAAAGAAGTAGCAGGTAAAGCCATTGGTGAAGACGGCTTACTGTATATCTTCTTGATCGTAATCGTGGGTGTCGGTGCATCGCTTTTCCTTGAAGGTGAGAAGATCGCCGCTGTGATGGGCTTACTTGGCGCTTCACTTACTGCGCTTATTCAAATGCTAAACGGCATCGCGGGAACTGCAGCTAAGCAAGATAAGCCTGAGTTTGAAGTCATTAAAGACCTTATCCACCGTCTTGACAAACTAGACCGTGCCGAGCAACCCATGCAGGTTGATGTTGAAGGCTCCAAAGTAACGGTCAAAAAAGGCCAAGACATCGTAACGGCTAAGGGGTAATCATGCTTTCACTCCTCTCAACACTCGGTGGGCTGCTGATCTCAGGCCTGCCCAAACTGCTTGATTACTTCCAAAACAAAGCTGACCAAGCCCATGAGCTTGAGCTTGCGAGGATGCAATCAGAGCGTGAACTTGCGCTTGCCAAAGAAGGTTACCTTGCCCAACAGCGCGTAGAAGAAATACGTACCGACCAGATAGCCATGCAGACTGACGCGCAAATGACAGTTGCTGCGCTAGATCACGACAAGCAGATCATTGAGAAATCCAGCAAGTGGGTGGTGAATTACATTGGTACGGTACGCCCCAACGTCACGTATCTACTGATCCTAGAGCTGATTGCCATCAACGCTGTGCTTGCATATTACGTCTGGCAGCACCCACACCTTGTGCAGAACATTGACGATTTGATCCGGGTTAGTGCAATCATTTTTTCTGATGATGAGATGGCAATGCTCGGCGGCATTATTGGGTTTTGGTTTGGTTCCAGAAGCTGGCAGAAGAAGTGAAAACGGGTCAGGCTGGCATTGAGTTGATGCACAGGTTTGAGGGCAAGAGTCTCAAGCCTTACTTATGCCCAGCCCACATTTGGACAATTGGTTACGGTCATGTCCTGTATCAAGATCAGATCAAATTACCAGCGTTGAGGAAAGATGGTTATACCGGCATCCTTCGCAAGGACTACCCACTCGCAGCCCAAGATAATCGCACTTGGACGCAGGAGGAGATTGATCGCCTTTTTGAGGATGATCTCGTCCGTTTTGAACGCAGTGTTCTTAGAATGTCTCCTAATCTTGCTGGCCGTCAGTCAAGCTTCGACGCTGTGGTCAGCTTTGCGTTCAACTGTGGAGTTGGCAATTACCAGCGGTCTTCGATAAGAATCAGGAATAATCGTGGCGACTATGAAGGGGCGGTAGAAGCGTTTATGATGTGGACCAAGGGCGGTGGCAGGGAGTTACCGGGTTTGGTTCGCCGCCGCAAAGCTGAACGCGCTTTGTATTTGGGTGGATAAATGCCAGTCAGAAAATTAAAATTCAGAAGTGGAGTGAACCGCGAAAACACGCGATACACCAACGAAGAAGGCTGGTATGTATCCGACAAGGTTCGTTTCCGCCAAGGCACGCCAGAGAAAATTGGCGGCTGGCAATTCATTACTGACAACACATTTATTGGCGTCTGTAGGAACCTTTGGAACTGGGTAACTCTTGCCGCACTTAACCTGCTTGGTGTTGGCACAAACGTCAAGTACTACATTGAGACAGGCGGTCAATTCTTTGATATCACACCGATACGCGCCAGCGATACATTAAGTTCTAACCCATTTGCAACAGGTTCAGGCAGTGATGTTGTGACGGTTACGGCCGCGTCACACGGTGCTTTCGATGGAGATTATGTAACTTTCTCCGGCGCAGATGTTGTAGCTGGGCTAGATCTTAATAATGAGTACACGCTAACTCTTATAGATACCAATAGCTACACTATTGATGCCGGTAATTTGGCATCGGCGACAACCACAGGTGGCGGCGCTGCGGTTGTAGCGGCTTATCAAATAAACGTCGGGCAAGCTATAGAAAGCCCGTTGTCTGGTTGGGGTGCTGGTGCTTGGGGCGACGGAGCCTGGGGTATCGGTGGGCCAACACCATCTTACGCACAAATCCGTCTTTGGAGTTCATCCAACTGGGGTGAGGATTTGGTATTTGCCCCGCGTGGCGGTGGCATTTATTACTGGGATGCAACGGCTGGCCTTACGTCTCGAGGCGTAAATATCACTTCATTAGCCGGTTCTACAAATGCGCCTACGGAAGTAAACTTTATTTATGTCTCAGATGTATCACGGTTTTTATTGGCGTTTGGCGCAAACAATCCAGCGGATACGGTTTCTGGAGCATTTGACCCCATGATCATTCGATGGGCGGATCAAGAAAGCTTGACTGATTGGTTGCCTCAAGCAACGAATCAAGCTGGAAGTTTGAGGCTTTCGCATGGCTCAGAGATTGTCACAGCCGTACAGACCCGACAGGAAATTTTTACACTGACTGATTCAGCGGCTTATTCACTTCAATATCTTGGCGCGCCATTAGTATGGGGCGGTCAGCTTCTTGGTGACAACATTTCTATTGTTGGGCAAAACGCGATTATCTTAGCTTCCGGCGTTGTTTTCTGGATGGGCGTTGATAAGTTTTACCTTTATGACGGCAGAGTACAAACCCTTCCTTGTGATTTAAGGCGATACGTTTTTAGCGATATTAATCAAGTACAACAACGACAGATCTTTGCCGGAACCAATGAAGGCTTTAATGAAGTCTGGTGGTTTTATTGTTCCGCCGATAGCACGACAGTGAATCGCTACATTGTATTTAATTACTTAGAAAAGATCTGGTACTACGGCACGATGGAGCGGTCAGCATGGCTTGATTCTGGACTAAGAGATTATCCACTTGCTGCGGCATACAACAATCGGATTCTGTATCACGAGTACGGAGTAGATGACAATGCAGCAGATACAACAGCGGGGATCGATGCTTACATTGAGTCGGCCGAGTTTGACATTGAAGATGGTGATCGCTTTATGTTTGTTTATCGCACCATCCCAGACCTTACATTTACAGGATCAACCGATGATTCTGATCCAGAGGTAGTGTTTAGCATTTATCCAAAAGCAAGCTCAGGGTCTCCTGCTGGTACGCCTGCGGCAGATTCTATTGTGTCAGCGAATTATCCTGTTGATGAATACACGCCACAGATTTATACAAGGTTCCGGGCGAGGCAAGCTTATATTAAAGTAAGGTCCACAAAAATTGGAACAACATGGCAGTTAGGTTCTCCAAGAATGGATATACGTCCTGATGGCAAGGCAACAGGAAAAGGCGCATGACTTTCGTTGTTACTACGGACTATGCGATAGAAAGGGTAGCGCCACC